GCGAACGCGGTCTTCAAACGAAGTTGATTAATCAAGAGCTTAAAAGACGTTATGGCATTAAGCCGGGCAAAGATGTTTCAGAAGATGAAGATCCTTGCTGGGATAACTACAAACAGGTTGGTATGAAGAAAAAGAACGGAAAAGAAGTTCCTAACTGCGTGCCAGAAGAGCAGCAGATAGAGGCTTATTTTGAAGAACTAATGGGTGAGTGGGCAGATCAGCCTATCAGCGAGATGTCACCTGAAGAACTAGCAAACATGGTCGATAAGCGTGGCCCGCAAGAGTCACCTAAAGAGTACATTAAGCGAAAGTACGAAGACCTAAAGAAACTATCTGCAGAAGTAGGTCACAATGCTGAAAAGGATCTGATCCGAAAAATTGCTATGCAAAAGGATCAACTAAAACAAGCATACGAGCTACTATCAAAGAAAGAGACAGCAGAAGCAGAAGACGACGCGGTCACAGAGCAGAAGTCACCACTAAGTGAATTTATTCTCAGCTTTTATGATCGTGCATCGGGTTCTTTCCCTAAAGGCGAAACAGCCATTCTTACTATGGTAGAAAAAGATTACGGCGACGAGTTCATAGAACCAGCAAAAACCTTTATCGAAAGAGTCAACCAAACGTTCGAGCAGTATAACTCGAGCGGAATGCAAGAACCGGCACCGGCAGTAGCTGCTCCGGCAGAAGACAGCGAATTTGATCGCATTAGACAGCTAGCTGGTCTCTAAGACCAGCTAAGTTGTTCATTTTCTTAGAAAAAATCGCTTGACAAGATAAATAACATTGTGTAGTATTAAACATGTGCTACACACTTAAGGCACTGAAAACATAGGCAAAATAGGCAAAATAGGCAAAATAGGCAAAATTAGGAGAGGCATGACACAACCTTACACGTATCTCATAGGATGGCCCGAACACAACACGTGGTACTACGGCGTTAGATATGCTAACAATTGCATGCCGTCAGAGCTCTGGGTCTCTTACAAGTCTTCAAGTAAATATGTAGCTGAATTTGCAAAAGCTCACGGATCGCCTTCTATTACCCAAGTTAGGAAAACTTTTCATACCAAAGACGCTGCTCGACTGTGGGAGCATAAGGTTCTCAAAAAGCTAAAAGTTGTCAATGACGAGAAATGGCTTAATCGAACAGATAACAAGGCTATTGTGCCGCGCAAAGGTGAAGAACACCATAACGCTACTCGTAGAGGAAAAGACTCTCCTTTTTACGGCATTGCGCGTCCGGAGGTTGCGGAGCTAAAACGCAAAGAATGGACTAAAAAAATCCGATGCATAATCCAGAGAGCAAAGAAAAGTCAATAAGTAAAAGAAGTGGTGAAGCTCATCATATGAAACGACAAGAGGTTAAAGAAAAAGTTAGCGGCAAAAATAACTGGATCTACAAACACCCCGGTGCTCTTGAAAAACGCAGGCAACAATTTATAGAAATGAACACTGCAAAACGAGGAGTAAAGTATCAAAAATTACCTTGCCCTTACTGCAATGTTGACATGCCTAAGAATAACTTCAAAAGGCATGTAAGGCTGTGTAAAGATAAGGATTTTACTTGACACGTTAACAATTTCGTGTATAATAAAAATTGTAAGGCAAATAGGCAATCATAGGCAAACACAGGAGAAATACTATGGCTACACTACAAGAAATCCGCGCGAAACTCAAAGAGCAAGAAGCAAACAAAGGCGGAGGCAACAACACACCTGGCGACAACGCCGTTTATCCATTCTGGAACATCAAAGAAGGCGAGAGTTCAACACTACGCTTTTTACCTGATGGCAATACTGAAAACACATTCTTTTGGCAAGAACGTCTTATGATCAAACTGCCCTTTCCTGGCATTAAAGGCGAAACTGACTCACGTCCAGTGATTGTATCAGTTCCCTGCATGGAAATGTATGGCAAGACTTGCCCGATCCTTTCTGAGGTACGTGGTTGGTTCAAAGATCCGAACCTAGAAGACATGGGTCGTAAGTATTGGAAAAAGCGTTCTTACATCTTCCAGGGCTTCGTAACAGACGACGCACTTAAAGAAGACAATCCGCCAGAAAACCCTATCCGTAGGTTTATCATCGGACCACAGATTTTCCAAATCATCAAGCAGGCTCTTATGGATCCAGACATGGAAGACTTGCCAACTGACTACACAGCTGGCGTTGATTTCCGTCTGAACAAGACCAGCAAGGGCGGCTATGCTGACTACTCTACATCAAACTGGGCACGTCGTGATCGTCCGCTATCTGAAACAGAAATGAAAGCTGTTGAAGAGCACGGTCTCAAAGACCTAGCAGAGTTCCTGCCAAAGGAACCAGACGAAACTGTACTGAAAGTAATCAGTGAAATGTTTGAAGCTAGTGTCGACGGCGAACCGTACGATCCAGATCGCTGGAGCCAGTACTACCGTCCAGCAGGCATGGCGTCAAAGACAGGCGATCCTAACAAGGAATCAAAGCCAGAGTCAAAGCCAGCACCAAAGGCTGAATCAAAGCCAGAACCGAAAGCTGAGTCAAAAGTTGACGTTAGTGAAGAGGAAGGTGAACTTCCTTGGAACGAAGACAAGACTGAAGACAAGGCAGAGGAAAAGTCAGAAGGCAGCGGTAGCGCCCAAGACATTCTGTCAATGATTCGTTCACGTCAGAACCAGTAATAGCACACAGGGGGAGCAATCCCCCTTCTTTTAATTAATAGAGGAGTCACTATGGCTAAATCTTTCGATCCGACTAAATTTCGAAAAGAGTTAACAAAATCGATTACCGGTATGAGTGCCGGCTTTAATGATCCTACGGATTGGATCTCAACAGGAAACTACGCTCTCAATTATCTTATCAGCGGCGACTTTTACAAAGGTGTGCCATTGGGCAAGGTAACAGTGTTTGCTGGCGAGTCGGGTGCAGGTAAGAGTTATATCTGCTCAGGCAACATTATCAAAGACGCACAGGACCAAGGCATCTACGTTGTGTTGATCGACTCAGAGAACGCACTAGACGAAGCATGGCTACACGCGCTAGGCGTAGAAACTGGTGAAGACAAAATGCTTAAACTGAGCATGAGCATGATCGATGACGTTGCTAAAACAATGTACACCTTCATGCAGGACTACAAGGAAATGGCAGAAGAAGACCGTCCTAAGGTACTGTTTGTAATTGACAGCCTTGGTATGATGATGACACCTACTGACGTTGATCAGTTTCAAAAGGGTGACATGAAAGGTGATATGGGTCGTAAGCCCAAAGCACTCGCAAGTCTTGTTCGCAACACTGTAAACATGATCGGTGCCTACAATGTAGGTCTTGTGTGTACTAACCACACATACGCAAGTCAAGACATGTTTGATCCAGATGACAAGATCTCGGGTGGTCAAGGCTTTATCTATGCCAGCTCGATTGTAGTTGCTATGAGAAAGCTCAAACTCAAAGAAGATAAAGACGGCAATAAGATTGCTGACGTACGAGGCATTCGTGCAGCATGTAAGGTAATGAAAACACGCTACGCAAAACCATTTGAAAGTGTGCAAGTAAAAATCCCTTATGACGGCGGCATGAATCCATACTCAGGACTTGTTGATTTGTTTGAGAAGAAAGGACTTCTTGTTAAGCAAGGCAACCGTCTCAAGTACATTGATTCAAACGGCGAAGAGCATCTAGAATTTCGCAAGAAGTGGACAGGTGACAAGCTCAATATGCTAATGGATGATTTCTATAAGATCAGCGACCCTACTGAACAAGAGGTAAATAGCGCTGACGAAGAAGATACCCAAGATCATATTGAGGAGCCAACTGGGAATGAATGAAGAGCACGTAAGCGAAGTATGGATGCTGTTTAAACAGTATATGGATAAGAAGCAGATAGAAATAGCTGCTGAAAAGTATATTGACATGCTTGCAGATCACGGCGTCGATGACGTCGTGTTGCAAGATGCAATGGGCATGGACGCCGTCTTAGATGACGCAATCATCTACTATCTTGACCTAGATGCAATAGACGACGAGGACTAACATGGGTTGGTACAGCACAGTATCAAAAGACATCTCTAGAATTCCAGATGCTATTCAGTATTACGAATCGGAACTTGAAGATGCTCGCCTTGAAGTAAAAATCAAAGGAAGTCTTGAAAAAGCCTCAGCAGAAATGCCAGGGGTAATAGAGCATCGCTTTAACCAACTACAAGAAATTGAAGCTGTGTTAAACTACTTGAATTTAGAACTGCGTAAAATGCGCAGTTCTTATTTTAAGAAATACCTTGAAAATTACCAGCGAGCTCTCAGCAGCAGAGATGCAGAAAAATACGTAGACGGTGAAAAGGCAGTGGTAGACTACGATCTACTCATAAACGAATTTGCACTACTGCGTAACAAGTGGTTGGGCATTCTAAAAGCCCTAGACTCCAAAGGATTTTCTATCAACAATATTATAAAACTTAGAGTAGCCGGACTAGACGATGTCTCGGTATGATAAATACTTTAGACAAAAGGCATTTATATGAACATCTACTATGTTTACGGGTTGATAGACCCTAGAGACAACTTACCATTTTACGTTGGCAAAGGAAAAGAGAACCGAGCATACACACATCTTAAAAATAACTCGGGTACTTGTAATCCTAGAAAAGACGCAAGAATTAACGAGATTTATAGTTTGGGATTGACTCCTGTTGTGGAGCTCTTTTTAGAAAACGTCGATGAGTTAACTGCGTATAACACCGAAGAAGCGACGATTCTAGAATTAGGTAGAGAGGGGATAGACAATAACGGAATACTAACCAACATTAGTCTACACTCTCAACCGCCTTCGCAAAAAGGTAAAAAACGGACATTTACTCAAGAACATAAACAAAAATTATCAGCTAGTCTAAAAGGTAAACCTAAGCAGTATGATACATGGCAAAAGGGACTAACAAAAGATACAGATGCCAGAATTAAAAAATGGCCGAGAAAAGAAGTCAAACAGGCAATCGTCATCAAATAGGCCAAAAGTATTCCCAAGAAAGAATAGAAAAGATTAGAAGTGCGTTAAAAGGAAAGACAGTGCCAAACGATCAAAAAGAAAAGATGAGTTTAGCAAAGAAAGGAAAGACTTGGGAAGAGATTTTTGGAGAGGAAGGCGCAGCCCAAAGAAGAGTAAGTAAAATTAAAGGCGAGCAGCATCCGAATGCTAAAAAAGTAAATACTCCAGAAGGAACATTTAGTACTGTAACAGAAGCTTCGAAGTATTTTAAAGTCTCGGATTACACTATTAGAAAAAGATGTCTAAACGATAAGGAAAGAGGGAAACAATGGCAGATTACAAACGTAGTCAAGCTAAGAGTTGCAGGGATGGAAGACGCGTCTCTGTAATATGAAAAAATTTATAATCAGACTAGCAGACTATCCGGAAAGCATAAGACTGTCAGAGTACTGTATGAGCACAGCCAAGAATCATGGCTGGCAAGACTTAGAGTACTTTGACGGTGTTAATGGTCTTAAAGAAGGTCTACGCGATTACAATCTCAAAATTAACAAAGGTTTGCGCAAAGCTAGAAAGGGATATTCAAGAGGAACCGCGGGTTGCTTTTTGAGTCATTACAATTTATGGAAGAAATGTGTTGAGCTAAACGAAACAATTTGTATTCTTGAGCACGACTGCGTAGTAGAACAACCCTTTCCAGAAGTATCATTCCAAGACGTGATAAAGTTTACAGCAGGCGAAGACGGGTACGAAGCACCTAGTGGCTACTGGACTCACAGCAGCATGGCCTATTGTGTATCGCCTGCAGGCGCTGAGAAGTTAGTTCGTTACACAGACGAAGTCGGAGTACTTCCGCCAGATATGGTATTAGGCGATGCTATAGTAGACCTAGTACTGTACGATCCAATTAACTCTGTTATAGGCTACCTTGCTCCGAATCACGACGGAACTGTTAGTTTTTGTCAGCATCTTGAGAAGAAGACGAAAGGGTAACTTCCTCGAACGCGATCATAAGTTAATAAATATAGCAAGTATATTAACTTGTATTTTGAAACAGAGGAGTTTTTGTTGAAAGTCGTAGCATTATCGGAAATTTATAAAAAGAAAAAATTAAGATTTGTAACCGGGTTACAAGCTAACGGTGACTCGTTCTGCCTTTTTCCTTATGCAAAATACCCTGAACACGAAGCCGATTGCTACTTTCAGTTCAACATCTATAATCCTTACCTTACCTACGACTTACAGACTGAACTAGCATATAAGCATGTACTAGCAAGTGGCAAGCCCTACCTAGTTTATGAAGAAGGAGCGTTTAGACAGTTTCCTGAATTTAGAAAGATAGGTTGGTTTAACTATAAAAATAATGTCGGAGTTTTTCATAAAAGCGGGGAACAGGATAGCACTCGTTGGAAAAAGTTTGTAAAAAGGACAGGTCTACAAATTCCAGACTGGCATAGTCCCGGATCAAACATCTTAATAATGGGTCAGGTAGAGTACGATAGCGCACTAATCGAGTTATATGACTCCGGATACGACAGTTTTGTTAATTACATACTTAAAAAGGTAAGAGAGATACGCGAATACACAGATCGACCGATAGTTATACGTCCCCACCCGAAGACGATAGACAGCTTTAACAACAAAATGAAGACGGTGTCAGACCTAAAAAACATCACTATTAGTGAAAACTTTTCAAACGACGCCCGACTAAGTGGCGGCAAAGGTCTTCAAGAAGATCTTAACAATGCGTATTGTGTTGTAACTTACAATAGTAATAGCGGAGTCGAAGCCGTAAGCCAGGGCATACCCACGTTCGAATTAAGTAACACATCACCGATGTACGAAATTGCT